GGCTGCTCGGATACAGATGGCCGAAGATGTTATTTCGGCTGCTGCTGACGATACGAGGATTAATGGCCTGGGTGATATCTTTAATACTGACAAGGCAGTTGAGTATGGTTGTATCTCTGAAAACGAGATGGCTGACTGGAAGGCTAATGTCATTGACACTCCTGAAGCTATAAGTTATCCCGTAATGCAGAAGATATTCCGTGAGGTTGGTATGGGTGACCATATCTGGGCACTCCCGAACTTTATTGTGACCACTGCCCTTCTTCGCGATGGTTATAAACAGAGTCTCCATCCGCAGCAGCAGTACTCTGACAAGGATATAGTCAAGGCTGGGTGGCCGAATATTTGGCATGAGAACGCGCCCATTGTCGCTGATCCTTATATAGCCGCCGGGGAGCTTATGGCCCTAAACCTTAAATTCCTGTCCCTTCGTAGTCACAAGGACTACAACTTCACTCCGCCAGTTTGGGAAGCGAAGACAGTACTAGGTAAGCCCGACGATATTACTGCCAACACCCGTTGGATGGGTAACCTGTACTGTAGTAACCGTAAGATGCAAGTGAAACACACCAATCTTACTCCACCTGTGTAAATAGAAAAATAAAAAAGTAGGGGCCATGGCCCCTACTTTATGGAGACTTTATTATGGGACGAATAGCATACTATGACCGGGTAATTACCACCAACGCTAATCCTACCCGTCTATGTAGGGACGTATTTCTCAATAAGCTTGATAGTCAGACCTTGGCTATTGCCGACTTTATGGATAATGCAGATGCCACTGGTTACATTGATTTTGACACAAAACTGCCCGCCAATGCCATTGTTGTAGGCTGGAAGGCTGTTGTCTCGGAGGGTTTCGCTGGGGACACTACCGCAACGTGTCAGATTGGTGTAGCGGGCGATCTTGATAAATATTCGGGAGTGGTAACGGCCTCAGTACTCGCCGCTGCTACTGTTGGCGCACCTGGTAATACTGATTCTGAGCTGGCTGTCACAGAGCAGACAGTTAGGGTTACTGTAACCGGAGGAGCTGACTTTACAAGCATCGTTACCGCTGATAACGGAGCAATGGTTGTTTCGTTATACTATTTCCTGGCAAACTAAAAGAGGAGAAAATAACATGTTACATCATTTGACATTTGAATTAGAGAGTGACGAGGTTCGGTATATCCCGGTTCCTTGCAGGGGTACTGTGGTGGCAGCGAGAGCTGTCTGGCAGACTAATGTGGTTGAACCTGGTGACACTGTTGTCTTGGCACAGGATACGACTGCCGTTTGTACCATTACGGCTGTTGATACTGATGGGTTGCAGTGCGAAAAAGGTGTTCCTACGTCCGGTGCTAACCAGTACCTGATATTTGATCCCGATTCAAGCACTAAGGCAAACTCAGTTATTAAGGTAACGCCCAACGGTGCTGCAGGGGATGTTATTGTGACCATCGATTTTGATGACAGCGCCTATGTGAAACAGGAAGCTAGTGAGGCATAGAGCAAAATAAAGGTCCCGTCAAACAAAGACTTGGGATGCTAAAGTTTGCGGTTACAAACCATAAACTGTAAGAGGCCCGCCACATCCGGCGGGCTTTTTTTGTTTTCAATGGTGGTGATTAGCAACCAAAAATGATATAATGTTGGTATGAATAAAGAAGACTTCCAGCAGTTTTTCGATAAATCATGTGGCCCTCGTAAAGGGGAATGTCACGATTGTAAGGGTCCTGTTGGTATCTATCTGGGTGTGGCTGTGGGTGGTAGAGTGACTATAAAAGGTGGGGCACTTTATAGCGTTCAGACTGGTTCCACGCCAACAGACAGAACATGCTTCTTTAAGTGTGACAAGTGCCTTAAGGTTGATCCGGTATTGCGTAATTTCCGGCCGTGTGAAGTTTATACTCATTCCGCTGGATATCTTAGACCAATAAACCAGATACATAAAGCCAAGGTCCGGGAAGTGACGACGAGAAGCAAGTTTAGGATATAAGATGGCGACACTCACTACATTAACTGATGCAATACAGTTAGTAATCCATGATGGGTCCTACACCGACATAACGGATCGTATAAACGATGCTGTTAATAATATAGCTGCAGGACAAAGGATGCCGGACGGTAGTATCTCTCCACCACTCAACGATCTCTTTGTGTCAGCCAGTGTTTCCACCACAACCGATGCCTTTACTAGCCTGCCAGCTAATTATCAGCGCGAGGTGTTTTATGTAGTTAATTCAAGAGGTGACAGGGTGCCTCCTGTGAGCGGTGGCGGTTATTACAGTTTTATGTTGTTTCTGAATAATGCATACAAGAAAGACCTTTCACAGGCCGGACCATTAACAGACGTCTGCGTCAAAGGCAGAAAACTTTATTACCAGGGTATACCTAGTGCCTCAGAAGATTTAACGGTATCATACTACAGGAAGCCTGTTGCTATGGTTGACGCAACGGACGAAGTTGACGGAATACCCGACCACTTACAGGTTAGGTTGATAAAGCACTATGTATGTAAAGAGATTTTCGGTGAAGGTCTTGAAGATGGCGCAGAAAGCCGTAAAGTTGGGACCACGTACCACACAAATAAATTCTTCGAGGCGATGATAGCTCTGTGTGACTTTAACGGTGAAGACGCTGAACCTGAATTTTATGCGAATGACTACTAATGAGTAAAACATTCAAAATAGCTGGATACCGTGGAATGAACAACATCCAAGAATCATCCAGCAGACTAGCCAATCGTGAGGGGAATATTTGTCCTGAGATTATACTTAATGCTCACACCTCACAAGATGGCGCGCTCATAAAAAGAGATGGGTTCATTAAAGCGATAGCCCTATCTTCACCACGGTCTTTATGGTCCGGTTCGGTGATGTTGTGTGTTGTGGACGATAAACTCTGTAAGGTCGAAGGTTCTAATGTTATGGAAATATGTAACATTACTGGAGACCCTTCTTATGTCGAAATAAATAACCTGATATTTGTCAGTACAAAATTTTTTACTGGAATATATGAACCTGCGTTAAATGTTATGAGAAGCTGGGGAATACCCCTTCCACCCGCTCCCAGGATAAGCGTTACCAGTGGCGAACTTCCACCTGGTAGATACTGTGTATGTTACACTAAAGTCGGGAACGGTAGTCAGATAAGTGGGTCTAGTCAGATCGTTGAAATAGAATGGACAGGCCAGGAGAGTGGTATTAAACTGATAGATCAGCCGGAGAATACTCTAGTATGGGTAACTGATACCAACGGTACAGACTTTTTCCTTGCGACCGTGTCGGGCGGTAAGATATCTAGTCCTCATTACAATAAACCACTTCCGAGTCTTTTTTGTACTCCGCCGCCACATATGTCTATTATCAGACATGCACATGGTAGGATATGGGGTGTAGTCGGCAAGAAATTATATTACAGCGAGGCAAACTCTTACGAGTGGTGGAAAGAGGAAAACAGCTTTACGTTTATTGAAGAACTTGTGATGATTGCACCCGTACAAGATGGGATATATGTTGCCTCACGAAACACCACCTGGATACTAAAAGGAACAGACCCCCAAAGCATGACACTCGCTATATCAGGTGACGGTATGGTGCCTGGAAGCGTGGTTTATGACGAGTTCCAGCAAAGTGGGCAAGAAGTTCCTTTCTGGAAACACAAGTCCGTCTTGCCCGTCTGGATGAGTACCAGGGGCTTTGTAATCGGGAATGATCATCTGTATCTTGCCAACCTCACAGAAGGCAATGTGAATATTCCGCTAGGTAAAACAGGCGCATCTCTTAGCCGTAGGGTGGACGGACAGACGCAAATCATAGTCTCTATGCCGTGTCATACAGACAGTAATGTTGGAGATGCTTTTAAGATAGGTAGAATTTTTTCGCCGGAATAAGGCGAAACAACAACAATATTTAGAGGAGAACAAACATGACGCTTTATTGCCCCAATGTAGGTGAAAAAGAATTGTTACAGGATATGATAAGGTCCCAGGCATTAAGACTCGGACTATATAAGGCTCACGTTATACCAGACGGAAATACGATATTTTCGACCATGACTGAGCTTGACGCTGAGGCTGGAGGATATCAGACGAAAGACCTGTCAAACGATGTCGTTACCGATGGACTTACTGCTGACAAGTGGTACGTTTATACCAACGATGACGGTAAAGCCGAAGCTCAGTATGGTGCGGAGGATACTCCCCTGGAGTGGACTTTTGTTGCCGATGATGTTGCCAACGGTGATACCGCTTATGGCCTCATGATGTGGTCGCTCGTACTAGACTTCACATCCGGTGGAACTGTTGAGTTTAAGGTAGGAGATACTGTCACCTGTGTAACTGGTGGCGAGACTGCCGTCATAACATCAATCAGGCTCAAGAGTGGAACATG